AAGTATTACGATTTACACTTTTTCCTTAATAGTGTATACAACGAACTCGCCATATCGGCACGAAAACAACCGATGGTACCGGATCACGGACCCCGTGTCGCTGCAAAGGTTTTCGTCGGAACCCTGTTTACACGGGATTATATCGGCTACAGATCGAGTAAACTGAAAAATTATAGATTACGCGGTACGGCGAATAATTCCAGAAACAAGGATTTACCGACTTTCGAAAAGGTGTTGAAACATTCATTCTTAACCGGAATCCGAGCACCACGCGTCGATTTACCCGCGGCTAGAACACCGAGCACGCCTGCGCGGATCATACGTAGAAATGCTACACCTCCCAGGAATAACCAAACGACCGCCAGTCAAAGAAAGGCGGCCATGAACCGAGCGAAAAAAATTCTGGAAGCGGGTAAGCAACTGGGTAAACCTAAAATGAGGCCCGGTATTGTTCGCGTCGGTGCGACTAAACCACCACTTCCACCTAAACCCCCCAAACCCCCGTCTCCTCCTAAACCCAATAATAATAAAAAGCCACTTCTCACCAAATCCGCGACTGTACCGGGTATGACCAAAACAAAGAAGCCTTCGAGTAAGAAAAATAGGGTAAGTAAGTCATGGGCTAGATCATTCATGAACAGCATGACTCGCAAGTAGAAGTATTAAAGAAAATGCTCGTTCTTTATATAATGGAATGTTGTGAGGTGTGTTGCGAAAAATACAACAATTCAAATCACAAAAAGGTTGAATGCCCCTTTTGTGATTTAAAATCATGTCGAACATGTTCACAGACATATATGCTCAGTACCACGGAAGAACCACATTGCATGAAATGCAAACACGCACATAACAGAGAATTTGTAGACAGTTTTTGTTCATCTATATTTAGAAACCGTGATTATAGACGACACCGCGAAAACGTATTGTTTCAAAGAGAAATGGCGCGCATGCCGGAAACACAGTCATACGTCGTTCGCGAGTTACAGGTACGGAGTTTAAGATTGTCGTATCTCTATTTAGTTTACATTTTGACTCATATGTATAAGACTGATCACGTAAACGACGAAGTGAAACCACGTCTAGATTCTATATTACGTACGACTATCATGGATATTTACGAGACGCTACAGGTGCTGAATCAAAACGAACCAACCATGTCTAGTGATAAGTATCATAAGATAGCTCAAAAATGCCCATCAGAAGATTGTCGCGGGTTTTTGTGCGACGACTGGGTATGTGGGATATGTAAAAACAATTTCTGTGATAAATGTCATGAAGTTCTTGTACCCGGACATGTGTGTAATAAAGACACCGTAAAAACGATGAAACTGCTGAAGAAGGACACGAAACCGTGTCCAAAATGCAATGTACTCATATCCAAAATAGAAGGTTGTGCTCAAATGTGGTGTACCCAGTGTCACGTGGCTTTTGATTGGAGAACTGGTGCGATAGAGACCGGTAGAATACATAATCCTCATTATTTCGAATTCAAAAAACGTTCGAGAGAACACGGCGACATTCCATGTGGTGGAAGACCCACACATTCGGAATTGCGACGATCTAGGGCCTCCATTACAATTCTAGAGATTTCTGTGAGTGTGGTGCAACTCGAATACGATCTCGTATATAGACACGCCTACGTGTATGAGGATAATAGATATTTACGTATGAAATATCTATTAAACGAACTTTCAGAAGATAATTTAAAACGTGAACTCCAGAGACGAGACAAGAGTAACTGTAAAACACATGATATTAGAGATATATACCAAATGTATATAGATACAGTCGGCGATCTTTTGAGACAGTACACGATAGATAGGTCAAAGGAATTGGACATAATAGCCGAAGTTCGTGAGCTACTTCTATACATGAATAATGTACTAGAAACCATACGAAAAAGATACGTTTGCAAGCTTCCGTATAATTTAATATTGGATATAATTAAATGATAGTGTTCATTCTTGTAGCAGTAGCGCTACTATGCATTCTATTGAAACCTAACTACAAAGAGCCAGTAGTTATACCCAAAGTATTCACACCCGAACAATGTGATAACATTATAAAGACAGCCGGATCAAAGCTGGAACCATCCGTCATGGATACCGATTATCATATAGATAAGAAGATACGAGATAGCGAAACCGCGTGGATAGATCCTAAAGAGAATAGCGTCGCTAAAAAGATGATTAAGAAATGTGTATCATTTACGGATAGGAAACCAGTTAACAGTGAACAGTTACAGGTTCTCAAGTATAAAGAGGGTGGATTTTACACACCCCACCAAGACGCATTTTACGACGAAGAAAATCCCAGAACCGTCACCGCTATAATAGCACTGAATGATGACTATGAAGGCGGAGAAACGGAGTTTCCTAATTTAGGTAAAAAATTCAAACTCAGTAAAGGCGACGTACTTCTATTCAATAATTTCACGGATTGGGGCTACCAAACTCGAAAGTCTTTACACGGTGGTCTACCAGTGAAATCGGGTATTAAATGGATATGTAACCTTTGGATACATAGATATCCGTATGATTCTGGTGATTGGACGGGTTCAAAAGCTTATCCAGGGAATGAAGGCGGTGGTTCGTGTTCCATTTTTTAATTAATCTCTCGTATGTCTAATTTAGACCAGTATATAGTCGTTAAAAGATGAATACCCAACGCAAATAAATAACCAACATCCCACCATAGGTCTAATACAGCGGCTATAGGTACGAGCCCAAAGCAATAAAAAGCATGTAACACCACAAACGGCCGACTCTCAATCTTTTCCGAATGCACTGTATATAACGTAGCTACCAGAAACGTTATATTTAGTATGTCTATCACCGACCTACGAGCCACCAACCCGTACACACCAAACCACAAAAACACCCATAAAACCACACGAGTAACCTCGTGATACTCGACGTAAATTTGCATATGTGGGCGTTGTTGAGGTTGAGGCTCAATAACCGGAGGAGCTTCTATGTCCGGATTCATACCTATAAAAATATTTCCATCGGGTGATTCTACGACGACATGTCGCCCATTTTCCATATATATTTTTCGATTTATTTTTCTAAAAGCTTTAATGCTTCATTTTGAAACTTATCGCACGGAGCGTTTACAAACATCGGAACCCAATCAATCTCCTTAATTATAGCTTCATCTTGAGCGACCGTTTCGTACATTTTATCGTGAAATCTTTTATTGACGATAGGATTGTTCATTAAGGGTGTTTTTGGGTACATCATACACCACGACATTTTAGTGTGAGTGTCATCTATAGGGGAAAGGGTACTAAACGTGATAAATTCATATTTGCCGGCCAATTTGATACGTACGATAGATGTAGCTGGAGCAACAAATCTACTATGAACGGGTGCACCATCTTTAGGCTGCATATGTTCAGTGAATGTAGATGAGGCTTTAGGTTGAACGACTGCGTGACAATCAACGTAATCATCGATTGTTTCAATTTTAAGATTCTTAACTATTCCGTTGTCTTCGTCGGCAAAGTTATGGACGTAATTTATATGTGAAATATCAGTCGCGTTTAAAATCCAGTCGTAAATATTACCCTCTAGGTTTTTAGACCCGTAAACTTGAACCCATTTGGGATCGGTCAGTTCTTTACAATACCGAGTTGGGAGAGGTTGATTTTTCTTTGCAGTCCAAATAAAACCACCGTTTTCTACGACGGGTTTAGAACCAATATTTCCACCTACAGGGATATTAGGTGTGGATGGTACTTTAACGAGTTTTCCATCTGCGTCATATTCCCAACCGTGGTATGGGCACTGAACACGATCACCCTTTATTTTACCCTTACATAAGTTGGCGCCTCTATGTGGACATCGCGCCTCTAGCATAGAAACTTTACCCGATTCACCACGGAACAATACATGTTTTTTCCCACCGATACGAACACTCTCCATATCGAGACCTTTTGAAATTCCTATACCATACAGCATTTATATACTAAGAACTATTCTTTTAAATCTCCGTAAATTTCCAAAATATCTTTAACTACTAAACTTCTTTCTATATCCGCGTGTTCAAATGTAATACATTCTATATGTTTGTGACGTTTATCTTTTATCTTTTCGTATATGTCTTTTAGTCCGTTATCGTCATACTTACGGTCATGTTGCCTCAGATCCCCTGTAATGACCATCTTACTTTCGTCACCCATACGCGTGAGTAACATTTTCATCTGATTCGGGGTACTATTCTGCATTTCATCGGCTATGATGAAGGCACTTTTAAAGGTTCTTCCTCTCATGAATGCAAGGGGGCAAATTTCTATTACTTTTTCTTTAATCATCGAAGCTATTTGAGTTTGTGTGTAAAATTCGCCGAATATGTCCATGATGGGTCGCGTCCATGGATCCATTTTCTCTTCGAGTGTTCCAGGCAAATAGCCAATATCTTCTTCTACAGAAACTGCTGGACGAGTTAGGATGATTTTACTAAAGGATTCATCGTTTAATCCTTGTATAGCCGCATAACAGGCTAACATAGTTTTACCCGTACCAGCTGGCCCTATTGCAAACACCATAGGTTTCATACCGTATAAAACGCGATTATAATCCCTCTGATGATCATTCTTCGGAACGGTCGTCGGAACATTTATTTCCATATCAAAGTCTTCTTCGTAAAACTCAGCTTCATATGAACATGGTGATAACTTTTCACGACGACCTTTCTTACCCATACTAAATACTCATATTTTTAAATGTACAAGATTTAAAGAATATAATCGCAATTTTAAAAATGAAAGTTGCGGTATTAGGTAGTAATGGTTTTATGGGAAGGTATTTTTTATCTGTACACGACGACTGGCATGGTATAACTCGACATGACGTTGATTTAATGAATCAAAACGAAGTTGAATTATTCCTTAAAAAATCTAATTTTGATGTAATAATTCATTGCGCAGTTTTAGGAGGTAGTATGTTAAAAGAAGAAACCGGTGACGTGACACATTCTAATATACTAATGTTTGAAAATGTCCGTAGAGTTTTTAAAGGAAAACTCATATACATTTCGAGCGGAGCATCTACACTCGGAAATCCACCCACAAAACCTTATGGTTTATCCAAGTGGATAATAGAGAAAAGAATAAGACAAATATCAGACGCGTATATATTGAGAGTTTTTGGGTGTTATGGTTCGGGTGATGGATCATCTGTTTACAGGGATAGATTTAAAAGTATTTGTAAGCATGACGGTCATATCACCATAGATAAGGATAAATACTTTGATATGATCGATGTTGAAGATGTAAGACGTGTAATACACGATTATGTTTGTAACATTCGATGTGAGAAGGAAATAGATCTTGTATACGAGAAAAAAATGTTATTATCCGAATGGGCTACGTTTTTCGGAGCAACATATGATATTGTGGATAATACATCTTTGGATACACCATACATATCTTACGGTGATAGAACACGATTATCTAATTAAATTTATATATGATGGAGTATTATTTTCCATAAATTCGCTAAATAACGCGTCTGTCAATTTGTCTGGTTTGTACGTTTTAATGTTTTCTAGTGTGCTAATTACTTTAATATCATCACCCGCCCAATGTGAGAACCCGTCATGGGAATAATCATCATCTCTACCAGATCCCACAAGCTTTACATTGACTTTTTCATTATTTACATATGTACGCAAAAGTTCAAATGGTCTAAATAACAAAAATGGTGTTATTGAATAACATATCGGAATATATCCATTTTGAGCTAAACCAACAGCCGTACCCACCATCAACATTTCGGATGATCCGACATTTATAGCTCTATCCGGATAATCATTACGTATATCATTTAGAACACCATATCCAAGATCGGCGGTTATTAAAAATACATTTGGGTGTGCAGACATATATTCATGTAATCTTTTTGCAAATTCTCTACGCATTGTATGTAGATAACATCTCTTCTTTATCTTCATTAGAAAGAACGTGATAATGTGCTTGAAGTCCTTTTAAGAATTTAAAATTAGGATTTTTTGTGAACCATATATTTGTTCGCCAGTTAAACGCTTTTAGTCGGAGCCATAAATAAAATCTGTTAACATGATCGTACGCCGAATAACCATTTATATTTACGTGAACTTTACAATTTTTTACATTTGCTTTATAAATATAAGTTAGCGCTTCCCAAACAGAACCTTCGGCGCATTCCCCGTCGGATATAATTACGTGAACGTTTCGTTTTCTGTCAGCTAAAGCGTGACCAACGGCTATTAGTATCCCACAACCGAGAGATCCAGTTGATACTTGAATATTGTTATCTATATCTCTACTGGGGTGAACCCCGTGTTTTAGGTATAATTCGTTAGCATCTTTTCCTTCATATACTTCCAATGCCGCGTATAAAGCTATACCTGCGTGCCCAGAACTTAATATTACCACGTCGTTACTAGATTTATTTTCAAAAATATTTCTAATAATAGGAACAGTTGTTATACAACTCCCCACATGCCCTATTTTATTTTTATGTACTACATCTAACACGGTATTTAAAAGTTTTTGTGTGTTGTTCATTACATATGAATGTACCACATTCTTTATATATATATAAAGATACGATAAGTATTTAATATATGAAAATTACATATACAATACAAGTTTGTAACGAATCACGAGAGTTATTTTCTCTTTTAAATTTTTTAGTACATGTTATAGATAACGAGGATAATATACACGTTGTGATAGATAATGTTAATAAAACTGATAAGGTCCAAAAGGTTGTAGATTGTTTTCAAGATAAAATAAATGTATTCGAAAGACCGTTTGATAATTTTTATGACAATGCAACTTATCATAGTAATATTTCTACTGGCGACTATACATTCTTGATAGATGCTGATGAAATGCCTCAAGAAATGCTTATTAAAAACATAAAAAAAGTATTAGAAACAACTGACGCCGAAATCGTATGGATTCCTAGAATAAATATTCACCCCGGTGCTACACAGGAATTTATAGAAATGTCTAATTATAAAATGAACGACAATGGGTGGATAAATTGGCCAGATTTCCAGTCTCGTATATACAAAAATTGCGATAATGTACAATGGACAAAAGAAACGCATATTAAATTAACGGGTTCTTCAAAATGTATTTATTTAAATCCTCTCCCAGCATTGGCGTTATGGCATATTAAATCCATAGAAAAACAACTAGGACGTTGGAAGAATGATAATGTAATTACACCTACAGAGGGAAACTTATATTACGAATTGATGTAATTAAAGGATACATATAATAGTCGTATAATGGTAACTTTTGGGCATGTTAAAAGGATAAAAACTTCTATAAATTCTATATTTTATTCAGTGATAGAATATAAAGGTGATATTTTAGGTTTTGGAAGACGACATTATGGCCCAGAAGATACCGTGATCAAGGTCGTAAAAATGAACAAAACTTTTGATATAATTGATGACAATGTTATGTTATTACGTGGAGAAGATCCGAGATGTTTCATTTATCGAGACAATTTATATGTATTAAACAATTTATGTAATAGAATGACTTTAATTGATTATGAAAATAAAAGTTCTATACGTATACCCGCTAATGGTAAAAACGTAACTTTTATACCATATGGCAATAAATTGTACTACATACACTACATGAAACCTTTAAAGTTATTCGAACTTAATATGGACGAAGGGTTTATTAGACATGTAGAGGTTTTAGATGATTCGGAAAAAACAGATGGTGAAGAGCCTTTGTATAGAGGTGGTACACCGGGGTATAAATTGAATGAGGATGAGTTTTATGGTTATGGACATAAAACATATAAAGTGGGTAACACGCTAAAACATGATATTTACAAATGGGTGATAAATTTTAAAGAGGAAAAACCCGTGATCACTATCGAAGATTTGGAACAACCTATAAACTCAAAAAACATATGTGATCCGACGAGCGTGATAGAAATAGATGGTAAAAAATATTTAGTGACAGCCGAATCTGACAAACCGTGGTTTTGTACACAAGATTATGTGACAAATGTGTATGAGATTGATGGTGTAAATAAGGGAAGTGATATGATATACGGGCAAGTTGAAGGGAGATTTTTTCTAGAACAGGATTTGGGTATAGTGGGAGATAATAAACCATCAACTTTCACACTCTCTGAACTGATAGAAACGTTTCCGCAATGGAAACAGATAACTGAAACTCTTCGAAAAGATTATAACACAGTTAACTTATGTACAATGTTTGAAACGGACGATGTTCATCCGTATATAATTTCACAAATGAAATTATTTGATACAGTTTTTGTTCCTTACCCTTTTTTGAGAGATATATTAATACGTAATGGTGTTAATTGTGTTTCGTTAGATTGGTGGACATCATCTTTTTTGAGATCTAAACCCCAAGTTAAACCAAAAATTATAGACAAAAATAGAATTATATTTTTATACAACGGAACCAATGATGTTCGTAAGAATGTTATTACTCTTACAAGGATATTTACGCGAGCACTTGATGGTACTGACCATACTCTTATAGTAAAAACGAATAAGAACGATAATTTGTGTATATCAAAAAATATTAAAGTGATAACTGAGCGTTTATCTAATGAAAAATTGACCGTGTTATTTAATATGTCTGATTATTGCGTTACATGTACCAGAGGTGAAGGTGTGGGATTATTACATTTAGAATCAAAATATTTTAATAAACCTATCATAAGTCATAATAAAGGAGTCTTTGCTGATTTGGGTGTGGATATAATCACGTTACCTTCTACGACAACTAACATTGATTATACACACGTTCCAGAATTTTTGAAACAAGTGTTTTATGGTAAGTGGTGGGAAGTAGATGAAAATGAATCTGTACAAATCATAAAATCTTTATTACATAACCATACTAGCAACTAACTTTACCTTATTTACATAATATACGTATCCACCTATAAGAACAGCCAGAGCTAGAAGAATATAGTTAAATGACATTTTCTTACGTTTCTTCTCTGTTTCTTCTATAATCCTCTCAGCCGTTTCTTTATTTGGGAGTTTATCAACACTCTGATGTAACATCTCTATCTTACCTATGAGGGCGTGTATAGCATCTAATATTTGAGCTTCCTTCGTTACAGGTTTTTCTTTATGATTTACCGTAGTCACTTCTAATACCATATACCACGCAGCATCCGGTTGTAATGTTCTATAATCACCGTCATCTTGTTGCTCATATATGGTAAAATTTAACTTTTGTATAGATATAGGGTTGAAATAATTTGTTTCACGGTTAAAGCTTTTCCACTGTTTGTCTCGTAGAACTATTCCACTACTTCCCGTGAAATGTCGTTCAAGCGGCACTCTCGCAAATATTCTCCCGTGGCGCTCATCCAGCATCTGAGCGACTTGCGGGACTTCTGGACAAACGATGTCTACGTATTTAGCCACGTTTGTGTTAAGTGTGGATGTATTTTCTCCCACTTGAGTTATGTAAAAATCTACCATCTTGACACCGAGAACTTTACTGAAGTCTTCGACGTGTGTGTTCGACGTGAGTGATAAATCTAATGAAAATGTATTGTTCGTCCCAGTGACGTATCTAGAATCCAATACGATGTATTGTACTTTTTTAGGTATATCGTATATCGATTCCATTCTACTATGTTCAAAGAAATAAAAAAACCTAAGTCGACCACAACTTTTCTAAAAATCAAGATGTCCGAAATCATGGAGACCCCGCAACTGACAGAAGTCGAGCTTCTTCGCGCTGAAATCGAAGTGCTCCGTAAAGAAAATGAAGAGTTAAAATCAAGAGTAAAACCTAAGAAAATCAAACCTATCAAGATCAAGTGCCCGTTTATAACTGCTAAAGGTGTACAGTGTCGCAAGTTTTGTGCGGAAGGGATGACTACATGTAAAGTTCATTCAAGACCACTCAAGGCACCAAAGGAACCCAAACCGCCGCGACCGAAACGTCAGGCTTGTACAGGGATCAATATTCGCGGAAATCCTTGTAGGCGGAAATGTTTGGATGGAAAGACCTTTTGTGAAAGACATGACCCGGATAATCCCATCGTCCCTAAAAAAACGAAGCGAGCGCTCAAAAAAGGCACACCCGAACACAACCATCTTCCCGGTGTAAAGCCTACCACACGTTGTATGTTATGTGAGACACACGGTGACTTATTCGACGTGAGTGTCTGCAACGTTCAATATGTCGAAACACCTGGTGAAGATGGAATGACACTTAGTGAGCGTGTAGCCGAGTACGATAGAACTTAATGTATAAAAAAATAGTTGGTAATATAAATGTTCACACCCATTGGAAATATTATAGCTATAATGAGTATCATATTTGCTCCAGTATACGTTATAGATAAATACTTACCAAAAAAGCCAGAACCCATAACCCCTAAAAACGAAGAGTTCAATAAGCCTTTCGTGTTTACAGGGAGAAATAAATATTCGCCTAACTTCTCTAAAAACCATCCATGATCATACCATCTACATTGACAAAATTAAAGAATTGTTCCGTTCATATTTAAATGAAATACTGCACCGTGATATGTTATATGTCTAAAGGTCCAGAAATAGAGAGTAATAATCATATATGTGCTGAACGCAAACTTTTAAAACATTTATATAACGAATGTTTAAAGAGTGGATACAAACCCCATCAGTTTACATCATGGTTACATAGAAAATATGGTGAGTTAGTTGTATCGAGACGAACTGTATTCGGTGATAGTATATCTATGCCATGTGTGATATGTAGGAAATTTTTACAAAAACACGATGTTAGATGGACGGCCTACGATGGTTGTCAGTGGGTTCATAGTAAAAAAACGGATGATTTACCAGTTTCTAGACCTACAAGAAAACAAATACAAACCTTGGGATTTTGTAATTGACCTAAGTTCGTGTCGAGATGGTATGAAAGTAAAACATGAATATCTTCTTTCTTTCATTAGACCCCAAAGAGATCGCAGAACTATCTTGTGACCAACATGTGATAAAAATTCAACTTGAAATCTGTCAGATGTTGTACACCGCGTGGTTCTATTCCGGTGAAGAGGATACTGTGCAAGCTAAAGCCCCATTCACCAAAACGAAGACTCGTAGGGGGTATAAACCCGCACACAAAAAGCATCCAATGACTATGTGGATCGCGTCGAGTTTACAAAATTATTTGTACGCGTGTGATATCGGCATTGCTTTGAGTGACGAATATACTAAGCGATACGGTAAAATTCATACATGCGCCGAACATTTATATTGGCTTCGTGATAACCACCCTTCGTTTTTCGAAGAACATATCAGTGATACGGCGTATTATTCAACTGAAGGTATTCCGGAGTGTATGCCAGAACAGTATAAGACCCCTAATGTGGTTGAAGCATATAAGGAATATTATATCAACGATAAGGCATCATTCGCGCGATATAAAACGGAGTGCCCATCTTTCATCAGGGAGTATGTAAACTAATCGTTACAGAAAAAATTCTTAATAATAGTAATGATCACCTTAGTGGTGACGATACTTTTGATCGTCGTGTTTTTATTTGTGACACGAAAACGACGATCGGAATATTATGAAGAGGATATTGAGATGGGTCCTTCAGAAGATGCACCGGTCAGACCTAGATCTCTTGTTCACAAACTTCTAAAAGGTGTCGATAAAATAGAAAAGAAAAGAACACAAGACGTGATACTTCACGACGCTTTTTTGAAACAGGTGGATATGAAGGCTGCCAATGTACAAGGTACACAAGACGAAATTAAAAACGAAATACAAGAGAGTGTTGATGACGAATTAAAATTTATCAAAAAGTATACAGGGTTGGTAGAGGATCATATTTACGAAAACCAAACGGCGCCGGATAATGAAATGTACGATGAAGTGGCAGAGGATGCCTACGACGGTTTACGGAAAAATATAAACACTCAATTGATGGTAAAGGGGCAAGAGTATAAAGAAAGGCAGATAAGTGAACTTGCTCTAAGAACGGAGCAAAGACAAGTAATGGATAAAGACGTAAAGGATACTACTATTTTAAAATCGGATTTGGGCGAAGGACTCCAGGTATTGGAAGATACTTTACCGAAGATAGAGGCCGACGCAAATGCTATAGACGCGGGTGATTTACCTACATCCGATTTGGGTACAGATGCGTTATTTTCTAGAGGCGACGAAGCTATTAACCAATCGTCACCGTTTACACAGAGAATGGTTTCCTTATTCGCTAGTGCGAGTTTAGAGCCTGAAGATGGGTGGAACGATGGAAACGTCGAGGAAGTGGATGACACCGTTAATAGTACTTCACCCCAAGGTAGTAGACAAAAATTAATTCAATTTTCGGAAGTCGGTAACGTTTTTGAGGATTATCTTGCTCCACAAGATCCACGGGGGGCCTTTGGGACAACTACCGAATCGAGTATACTGAGTAAGGATGCTCAAGGAAGATTTACGAATTACCCTATGGATCCCGGTGAGGATGCCGGGTGGTGCCAATATTCGTCGCGCAAGGGAAAAATGTATGAAGAGGGTCCAGGGTGTGAGGCTCGGCGCAAGGCTAGAGAAAATCCACCTGGGGTAGTGACGATAATGAATGAAAACACCGCGACAGCTCCTACAAAGGAGACACATCCGTGGACGAAAGAAAAGGTACAGATGAAAATTAGTTGTGGACCGACATCTCCCGGAGAATTTCTACTCGGCGATCCACGGACGTATGAGTTTGACTACATGGCATTTCCTCAGCCTCGTGTGGATAATTGGCAAAATTATATTGCAACTTTTCCACGGGGTGCCGGAAACTACATCACGACTTCAACAGGATCAATATCGAAGAGAAATAGGAACGAGGAAGGGCGTATAGATTCTATATACGCACACTACGGGATGACTAGGCCCGAAAGAACACAACCTCAATGGAGTGGAAGTTGTGTGAAACCGATGTATGAAGCGACGTTCCAGGAGTGCTCCGACGCGTGTAAGGATAGTGACGAATGTTCGGCATTTTCTATAGATCCTATATTCGATACGGAACGTGGACACTATGCTATGCGTGGTATTCAAAGAAATGCGGGTACGGTGGCAGACGAAGAAAAATATCGGTTTAAGAGCCTTACCACTGGCCCAGAGACATTCGATAATGGTAATGACAATAAATATAAGGGTAAATATTGGTGTAAACTTCAGAAATACGGGAATAGAAGATTTGATATAGGAAAATTTAGTGGTGAAGCTATATTCGCTAAATATGAAGATGGATACTTAAAAGATCCTTTGATAAAAGAACATATAGCAAAGAAAATCGATGCAAATTCTACTGTTTCAACTAGAAATGGAAACTTTGAACACCCTAAATTTCCGAGAACGTGTCAGGATACACCGTTAGATTTTGAAAATGATGGTGAGCCTAGGGGTACGACTGATTACTCGACGGATGGTAGTCTTAATAATCGTAAACCTCATGTATGGAGACGGGCTGGTGTGACATGGTGGGGGTTAGGACAGGCTAACCTGGAAAAGGGACTTCCACCTGATTCGGCCCGGTATTCTAATGCTGCGTGGACACCTGCCGATGCTGACGGTGTGTGTAAAAATAACGGTAAAAACGAAAAAACAGCTTTTCCCGGCAGGTTTACGCTGGACGATGAAGTTGACCCAACGACACAGATTCAGTTAGGGTGCCCTGTACAATTCATACGGACGGGTAGAATTGATAACCCTCGTACTGGGAGATCAAAGGAAGTGAGCGGTGGTTGGGAAAAGAAGACCAACAGGCACCGAGACGATTACAAATACAAGGAGGCGGAACCAAACGCGTACAATCTTGGGTGGAAAGACTATGGCGTGGAGCCGGGATCGAATATTGTGAGAAATAAAATTACAGCGGGATCTGATGATAGACACAGTTATGCAATCTCCGTACAAAGAGACCGATTTGGTAATGAAATAAAAGACGAAGATAGTCTTGTCGACGATGATTATAGAAGTTTAGTTTTACCTGGTACACGCGCTCTTCCTAAATGTCCAAGTGGACATACCGTACGACTCGAAAATCAACCGTATTGTGACCCAAATACATTAACTCTTTCGACACCAAACGTAAAATGTGAACCCATATTGGAACAGGGTGGTTGTAACGCTAAAGAAAGTAAATACCAAAATCAATGTGCCGCGTTAAACGAAGTGAGTTGTACAAATCATCAATTTTCTTCTGAAGATTTAGGGTTAGAACGTTTTGAGCCAGGTGGAAAGAATGCGGCGAGTCCTTCATGGGCCCCACAAAATCAGTGGCAAGATAATAAATCAAAGTCGGACTGGGAGGATGGCAGCCTCCCATACCGAGACCCAAACGTTGGACTTCATGCGTATAAATCTTACGGAAAACAATTGGGTAAGGATCATAGATGGAATAAGTATACGATGGACGGTCTACCCGCTAGTGATGTATGTGAGTGGAAACCACATACATTCTACGATGGTCAAGTGTCTAGGGAAACGGAATACGACGGTAAACAATTTTACATTTTATACAAAAGATCTCAAAGTGGAACATGGGCTGTGGGTCAGCCTGATAATTTTACTTTCACGGCACCCAAATGGTATTGGGAGGGAGGTTACGATCCCAAATTTAACGACTGGGCTAAATGGTTTGACGATAAAGGTAAGATTGTATTATATAATCCTAATGGTACCCCTAATGAAGATGCTGTGAAGTATCGCGCGGAAGTCCTTAAGAAAATGGGTGGTGATTTTAAACCAACAGAAATAGGCATTATTTATTATAAGATGGACGTTAGTGATGTAACAGAAGAATCTAAAAAACTCGCAGAGCAAGCAGCGATAAATTATCATAGTGGCGAATAAATAGATCCAGGTTTAACGTACACGAATTTAAGTATATACCGAAATCCATCGGTTATTTCGGAGACCATGTGTGGTGCTCCGTTCGCTCTAACATATAAAATACTATTAGGCTTAGGTTCTAATGACTGTATTTTACCTGTTATCGGTTGTTTCCAATTAAACGTCGTATCAGACGTATTATCTATCGTATATATCAATTCGTATTGTTCTGGATCATATAATTGTGTATCCGAGTGCCAGTTCATATGTCCACCCATACCGTACACACGGTATTCAACCGGAACGTCTACACTTAATTCGTACCCACTGAATCCTAGTTTATTCTTAACTTCATTAGAATTTAGTAATTTGTGTATATCATGTGTTGGATCTATATAGAAACGTTTTCTTTTAACATTATCAGGGATATCTTCATCGACGAGTTGAGAATTGAATTCTAAACAATCTTTTTTAATTTTTTCATGAACAAATTTTTCAAAAAAATTAGTAGAGTAGAATACTTTTTTATTTTTATATTCAAAAACCAAAAATAATAGAAGCGTCAGGATTAGGATCACGACGAAGAGCTTCATCTTGAAATCACGAAAGAAAAAAACCTAAGTCGATATGACATTTCACAAATTTTCAACATAAAGATGGAAGAACTTCAACGTGTAATGGCCGCCCTCGATTTCATCTCCGACAAGATCGGAGATGGCATGTACTTGGATATGGCTGATAATCTTAAGCGCATCCATGACAAACTCAACGGTGATAAACCGTTTCACGAAGACACCTTCTACTACAGTGATGATGATTCGGAACTTGGTAGCGATGATGATAGCGACTATGAGCATCCCGACACGATCGTTCCGCCGCCCCCGTTCGCCCCGAATCTCGATCGAACACGTCTCTCTGATATTGCGCGTCTCAGAAATCAGCTTCTGGATCATGTGAAGAAGATGCACGAGGAGTACAAGGTTCTCATGAAGTGGGAAAAAGAAGCGAGGCGTACTTGGACTCCCATCAAGCGTATGACTGCGTTTCGAAAGACTCAGGCTATCAAGCTGTGGTGTGAAAATAACGTCAGATGGGCTTCTGGTGGCGAGGCTGGGGAACTCGTTGGTTACCTAAGCACCGCCGCCGTGAATGGACCGACAAGCGGCTGGACCTGGAAAAACCTGATGGAAAACGGTCTTCGAGCAGTCGTGATGGAAATTGGAACCGAGGAGGAGAAGGTCC